AAGTTAATTTGGGACACCGCTTGGGAAGATGGAATGAAATTTGGGTATAAAGAAGGCTATGACAATGCCTATTACGACGCTACCGGAGAGACGTATAGAAGGAAGGTCGCATAATGAACCAGAGTAATGAGATCAACGAACTAGCCACAGCGCTGGCCAAAGCCCAGGGTGAGATAAAATCGCCCCGAAAAGATCAGACAGCAAAAGGTAAAGCGTTCTCATACGATTACGCCAGCTTGAATAGTTTTCTAAAAGCCTCGTTAGAGGTTCTCAGCAAAAACGGTCTCGCTATCGTGCAAGGGATGGACGATAGCGACATTCAGCCCGGCGATGTGCTGGTCATCACGAAGCTTATTCACTCATCGGGCCAATGGATAGAAAGCCGGTTAAAACTCCATGCCAATAATAATGACCCCCAGGCTATGGGAAGCGCCATCACGTATGGACGCCGTTACGCCTTGGCCGCTATGGTAGGGTTGGCTCCCGAGGAAGATGACGATGCCCAAAAGGCCACTGAAACCAAACCTACTTTGGTGCCGGACCATAATCCCACTTATTTGGCAGCGGCAACCGCTGAGCCTAAAATTTGGTACAATCGGTTGCTTAAGTTACGGCAGTCCTGCTTAGGGTTGGATGAATTTACGGAAGTGACCCATGAGCGATTGGTGGATTTAAAAACTTGCACCGATATCCCCAAAATGGAAAAAGCTTATAAAATACTCTTAGAGTATTTACAGAAACAAGGAAGGATTGCCGCCTGATGCAGATTACATTTGGGTCGACCTACGTGATTAAAGGGGCGACTCAGCAACAAATAGATCAACTGATTCCAACCTTAACTGCACATGGGCGGTTTCCGGCTATTAAGTTCACTTGTGACCGACCGCTAAAAACAGACACAGTGCAGATTAGCGATAATTTGGATACCCCCTTTGAAAAATGGCTTGCGTTACTGGGTATTAAAAATTATGAGAAAGGATTGCCGCATGAAAAATAACCCAGGTTGGTTTGTGATTTTGGCCTTCCTGTCCCTCCTATTATACATCCCCATCATCGTGGCCTTTATCACCCATAATATCAGCTGGCTGCTTTTATACCCGATTCTCATCGCAGCGGCCCAAGTGTACTTTAGTAGAAAGGAGTAATATGAGCCTGTTTCAAGATACGTTCTGTAACTGGTGTGGGCATCGGGAAGTACTCAAGACCGTATTAAAATGCCGAAAGTGTGGGCTGCCCCATTGCTTAATCTATATTCCTAATAATCAAGAAAGGAATTCCAATGGAACAGATAGAACACCTAGTAATAACTATCACCGGATGTTTAGCAGTGTTAATGGTGCTGGGAACGGGTCTATGGATATTTGCAATTAAAAAATTAGAATTAGATTAATCCAATAAAAAAAAGCCCCTCTGGTTTCCCAGGGGGGCTTCAATAGTTGTACATGAGGTGACTCTAAGAAGATGAACTTGAATTATTACTAATAATACTGTCCAGCTCTTGGGTAGCGGCATCGCTGACGGTCCCAATGGCGTTATCTGCGGCAGTTTCCAATGGGGCGCTTAACACTGGGGGCGTAACCTTAGAGATAGCGGTATTGGCTGCCGAGACGGCCAGGGGGGTGCCAATCGCCAACAAGGCGTTTGCTAAGGTTGCCAAAATATGGCCCAACGAGGCAAACAAGACAGAGTGTTCTATCGCACTCAAATCTTTCACAACTTCGGATTCAAACGCATCAAAGTCCGATTTTAGGGTTTCAAAAAAAGACATCTTAAACTCCTTCTATTGTAAAGACAAAGTCGGTCGGTTTGCAGTTGTTTTTGGTGGCCTCTTTATTGAGTTGGCTTCTCACAGCCCCTTGAATCATTAGGGGAAGCTGAATCGTATCTACTTGTGTGCCTAAGATTAGAGACTGTTCCGGTTTAAAAACATTCAGTTTCATTTTTGGGCAAACCTCGTATTAATTAATTCCGGGAAAAAAGCCAAAGCTATAAACAGATAAAAAACTAAATAATCAGAGTGAAGATTATATTTCTTATAAATACAGTGACAAATAATACTTAAAATAATAACGATTAAATATTTACCCAACCATTTTAAATAATTCATGCCACTTTCTCCTGGGGTTGATTCCAGAAGGTTATTTCTTTTTCCCGGCGTTCTTTTAACCCTTCCAGTTCGTGGCCTTTGTCGTCCTTGATGTATAGAATAAGATGCTCGGGGACAAGGTTATACTGTCTTTCGTTCAGGAGTTTTAACAAGGGGGCGGTAGCAAATTGATGGATGCCCCCGTTATACACAAAATCAACCAGGGCGTCATATTGTCCTTGGGTTAAGAAAACCTTCACGAGGTTATCAACGGCATGCTCGGACGCTAATAAATCATCCCACAAAAGTTTATCGGCAATCTCCAGGGTAATAATACTCCCAGGGTAGGCATAGCGTCCCGTATGGCCATAGCCGATGGTCCATTTACCGCCCGAGTCTTGATAAGCGTGCGAGCGGAAACCTTCTTCCTTGCGGATAAAATCTTGAAGTTCTAAACTGGCCAGCATCAGAACTGTCTCGTTTGTCTACCACATGGATAGATTAACTGAGAATTCTCACTCCCGCGTCCAGTAAATGGAGGGTTTACCTTTTATAAACGGCCATCAGGGACCGGTAGGCGTATAGACATTGCATCACTGTTTCCTTGAGCCGGTCGTGGTTGAGGGCTTCCAGGTGACCGGGCGAGAGATTGCTCAAGATTTGCGCCAGCATTTTACCGGTGTCGGCGGCATCGTAAAGCGGGTAGATTTGTTCGGCCAGTTCAAATATTTCGGTTACCAGGGCGTTCGCTGCCGTGTCTTTTAGGAGATGAACCGGTTTTTTTCGGCCTTGTTCCGCTTGGAGTTCGACGTTTAACTCGGCCACTTGGGTATACATTTCTTGGGATTGGTGCAGTTGATTCTGAGTGAGGGCCAATTGACTTTTAAGTTCCACAAGTTGCGTCTTGTCTTCGTGGATTTGTTTGAGAATCTCGGTTTGATTTTGAACAAGTGACGGCCATGGATCATATTTGGGTTTAAACCAAAACATTTCAGTCTCCTTGCTGGTTGACGGTAAAGAGGGACCATGGGTTTTTGGACAGATAGGCCGCTTCAATAGGATTGATGGCCCGGTTCCAGATGGCCACATAATAGGTAGCAACCCCAATGGTGCTACCACCTAGTGTAACCGTAGAGGAACACGTTCCAATCGTGAGGCCGTTTGTATTGGTGCTTGAAACGCCGTCCACGTAAATATATTTATTGGCGCTCGTCAAAATCCCGATCACGATATGATCCCCGACGGTAGGGGTCACACTAGAGGCGAGTTGATACGTTGCTGCCGCTGTGTTGTTGTCCGTGTTGAAAACGTAAGTCGGTGTAGAAGTGACCTGGAGGAGCCAGCCATTATTGCTGGATTCGGAAACATACCCGTCTTGGGAAAAGATATCAGGATAACTGGCATCACTGGCCAGGGTGCTGATATTGATATAGACCGCTGTTGTAAAAGGACCCCCGAGGAAGTTTAAATCGGGTTGGTTGGCCCAGGCTGCATTGCCTGCACAGGTCAGCCCTTGATTGGTTCGGACGGTTGTTATATTGGCCTGGGTGGCTTGACGCCCTTTTACAATATCACGGGGATAGCCATTCTGACAGGGAGCTAAAAAAATCAGGCCACGGGTAATGGGATTAGCCGCATTGATTTGATATTGCAGCTGGGGATTATATTGAGCGTCTTTATATTTGGCCTGGCAGGGCAAGGATAGGGCAAGACATACAATTAGTAGAAGTGCCTTTATCATAATCCTGTCTTATAAACCCCGATATATTGGGCTGCATTGCCGGATGCATTGAGAGAAGTACCGGTATTATTCACCACAGCGATCCCCCAATAAGGAGGCACCATGCCGCCTGCCGCTTGTGCAACCGATAAAGCAGGGCATGTATAAACCGTAGACGTCGCATTGGCGGTGAAACTGCCCATAAGTTTGGCATTTGAAATGGTGATGGCTGCGTCGCTGGCACCGCCCCCGTCAGTGAATAAGGAATCATCCAAAGAGGTAATTAAATAAACTGAATAATAACCCGTCGCTGCGACAGAAGAGGAAGCCGTTTTAACACTGACAATGACCTGAACATCTTGATAGAGGTTTGAAGTGTTGTTAATAATGGTAGATTGCCGTCCGCTAGCGCTCCCCAATGAGGCTAAAGTAATAGTAAAAGCCGTTTCGGAGCCATAGGCTTGAAGAATACTGGAAGCGGATTGATTTGAGGCAATAGTGACCGGAACCGAAGCGGACATCGTGGTTTGCCCAAGCGCCAGAGAAGAGCCCCCAATTTGGGTGAGGCTGATGGTCCATGGGCCAGATGCCTGGGTGACAGCGCCCAGGGTATTGGAACCGGCAGGCAACGCATTCGTGATTGAAGTGAGGGCGTTAATATTCCACGTTCCGGATTGAGTGACGCCGAGTGTGGAATTAATAACGTTGACTTGCTGGTTTCCGGATCCATCAAAATTATATGCCCAGGCAGGTGTTATGCAGAGTAGTGAGGCTAGTAATAATCCAATAAGCTTTTTCATGACAAGGTTTTCTCCACACCAAAAATAAAGTAATTCACCTTACTGGCCGCTGTAACATCGTATCCTTCAATCAAATCTGCAGCATTTAAAATAAAATTCTGCTGGAAAGAAACCCCGCTGGCCGTCACCCCCGGCGTCCAGATGAGCCGGGAAGTCCCGTCATTTAGATACAGGTTACACGTATCCGTGGTGTTATCCGTGTTATAGAAGTAAACAGCAGTTATAAACGTGGCGGTGTTAGCCGGTACGGTATAAAGAGTTGCTTTTGAATTGGTAAGCTGGCCGCTTGCTAATCGCTTTGGAGTGTAACCTATCGCCACGCGCAGGCACCCGCATATAGAAGGTCAATAGGAAAATCCTGGATTTTACTATAGGTCACAGCTGCTGCTCCGATGGTTGTTGCTCCGGTATTTGAAATGCCTACATCCCCACTCATCGCCACGCCGGTGGCAATATTGGAAGCATTGCCTACAAAAATATCCGCGCTGGGCAGCGTATTGGTCAGGATGGTGATGGGGTTTAGGGAGAATTGTGTGAACGCCAGGGGATCCGTTCCCATGGTGTTAACGGTTGCCGTTTCCACCCATGAGGTTCCCCCGTTAACCGTCCCGTTAATCACCGGAATTGCCCCCGTGTTATTGATATCGGAGGGCTGATCATAGTCCAAGGCCCGGGTTAGAATCGGGGGAAGAATAGCGGTTTGGATCTGGGTAACATAATAGATGCCATTGAACGCACCTGATGGGCTTTGGGTATCGTTTTTAACGAGCCCACGCTGACCCACGGCGGTAAAAGTATAACCATCCCATGTGATAGCGGTATTGTTGGAACCCGTCAATGTAGCCCCTACACCGCTGACCCCATTATTGTAGGTTAGGCCGCTAGTATTAGAGGCGCTGGTGGTAGCCGCTTGGACTGCAACAGCAGGATTCACGCCCGCAATAGCGTTGGTGATAGCGGTGGTCACATAGGCGGTTGAAGCTGCCTTGGTTGTGTTGTCACTGGCGCTTTGCGTACCAACGATGGGATTTAACAACGTGGGGCCTGATGAAAAGACAACATTGGTCGTTCCGGTCGTGCCACTTACGGTGGTCCCTTGGATGGAACCAATTGAAAAAGCCCCTGTATTTGCGAGGGATAAATCCCCGCTGGCATTGACTGCTGTTGCTACCCCTGAACCATTGCCGACCCATATTTTGGTCGAGGCCAAGCCCGGAAGCTGTCCGGTGGAGATAGCACCACCCAAACTGGAAAGTGTTAAATTTACCTGGTTTACGTCCAGGTTGAGATTTTTGTTGACGGTATCTTGCGTGAGACTCAGCTTGTTGGAGGCGACGGCCAGGTTGTAAAACTCAAGTGTACTACCGGAAAGTGTGTCGAAAAATCCATACCCAGCATTGCCTTCATTAGCCGCACCTGTGACGGTGCCCCCACCACCTCCGCCGGAGCCACCCCCAAAAATACCGCTCATATAGACTCGACCATCCCGGATGCGGTGACTTCGGTGGTATTCGATCCCTTGGTGATTTGCAAAGTGTTTCCGGGTGACACGATAATAGCGTCGTCATCGAGGTCCCAGATAATGCCACCATTTTCAGCAAACGGCCACGGACCCCACATGGCGACACCCCCATTGAGCACCGTTATATTATCGGCTGCGCCTAAAATGGCCGCTAACTTGCGCACGTATTGGGTGTGGGTGCTGACGGGTAATACGGTAAACGTGGTATTACTGCTATCCGAGACGTTAAACGGGACACTTGCGCGTCGGGTCATTACTGGTTGTCACTCGAATAAAAGACAAAGAAACTGTAATGGTCGGCAGAGGTTGTCTTGGTAAACGTGACTGCCGCACTAACCGGGCATTGGATATAGTTGGGGTAAAACTGATCGACCAGGTTACTATTAGCGGCGACATAAAAGAGGGGGCTTATTTGGGTAGTTCCACAGGACATATAAACACTATCGGCAGTCGCTGCCGAAATAACCCAGCCCCAGACGGTGTATTGCGTTCCTGTTACAGCACTTAAAACGGTAACGGTTGCGTTAGAGGTGTCGTTGACTTCAGCGGTTAACGTCGGAATACTGGCCCGTATATTGGACGCTTGACTAGGACAGACTAAACTTATCGAGAGTAAAAAGGCGAATAAAAGCTTTTTCATTTAAGCGGCGTCCTTTTGTTGGTTGATAAACTGTTCCATGAGCACGACGAGCTTAGCGATATTGGCGTCAATACGCTGCCCGGTTTGATAATCGTGCTCATCTCGTCGGTGGTCCCGTGAGTAGAGAAGCTTATTAGAAATCATAACCACGGCAGGAAATACGACTCCGAGCCAGGAGAGGATAAGATTTCCTCCCATGTGAGGGGGTGGGTCGAATTGCGGGAGGTGGGGATTGTCGTTCCAGAGGCACCAGGTAATTGAGATAACTGTAAACAGGAATATAAACCACCAGGTGCCGAGAAATTCGGTGATGGCGTCGGCAATGCGCTGCATAACTCACCCTCCATGGGCGGCATCCAGTTTTTTCTCGAGGTCGGCGGTTTGCTTGGCAATCGCGGCGTCAAAGTTGGCGTTGATTTTTTGGGTTTGGCGTTCCATCGCTTTCCACAGCGTCACGGATACCAGTAAAGATCCGGCCATCTGGGGCGTGCCTAAAAAATTAAAAAATTGGATGCCAAATGTAATGATGTTGTCCATCAGGTATATGCCTTAAACAAACACATTCCCGCTGCCCCGGCACCTGAAGTAGTTGTATTTGCGCCACTGCCTCCAGAACCAGGTGCTATTCCAGTACCGCCTGCATTTCCATTACCACTTCCATAGCCACCACCGCCCCACAGAGAAGCACCACCAGTACCCCCTGAACTTTGACCTTGACCACCACCACCACCACCGGTAATATTCAGTGTGCCATTACTAGCTCCTCCTCCAGCACCACCTGCATCTCCCGACGCATTGCTGCCTATTCCATAACTTCCGCCATTTCCGGTTAAGGTTGTCAGATGGGTTGCAGTAATTGTAGAGTTTGTACCCGCATTACCATTTTGTCCCGTTGAATTTTGAGAGGCTCCTCCAGCTCCCACCGTACATGTATAACTGGTGTCTACTGTACCGCCGGTAAAATAATAATAGGCGGTCCCACCTGCGCCACCGCCTCCACCTTCATAACTATTATCTGTTAATCCGCCAGATCCACCACCCCCCGTGACCCACATTTCAATCGAGTTGGTTCCTGTGGGAGGTGTATAGGTGTTGGTTCCAGAAGTATAAGCAGTGACCCCGAGTAACCGCCCGGAAGAGTTGACGATAGATACGGTTTGAACACCGTTATTATCCTTATATTTCAGGGTATGGGTGGTTGTGTTATACCAGGTCCAGCCTTCCCTGAAATTAGAAGCGCTCGTGGGATCAGAAGAGACAACGAGCCCTATCGGATAGAATCCTAAGGTGCTTAAACTTTCTGCCTCCCACGCGGGGGCATTTTCATCCCAGAGGAGTTGCACGGGAGAACTTGAGCCACGGTCAAAAGATAAAGAGAGGCCGCCAGTAAAAGCGGACCCGGATTGATGAGAACCATTAAGTTCCAATACTAATTGCTGACCGCCGCCGTCTAATCCCAGACTTAAATCATTGGCCAACGTGCCGCCGGTCGCCTGCATAGCATTGATATACGTGGCCAGCGTCTGGTCGTTGTTAAAGCCGTTGCCGATGTCGGTATTAATCTGGCTGGCGTCGTTGGCGTTGCCATTGGTGTAGGTATAGGTTTGGCCGTTGACGCTGACAGTGGCATAGGAATAAATTGGCAATAAAAATTGGCATAAAATTAAAGCAAAAAACAGTAGCTTTTTCATTTATCGAAGCTCCATGGGCTTAATGACAAAATCGAGTTCAAAGATATCCATCGGCTGATCCACGCCGGTATGGGTGAAGGTCGGCGCGATATTCCGAAACCAGCCGGTCGGGAAAAATCGCCGGGTTAAAATCGGGTTGCCCCCCCATTGATAGGTTGCCGGGTTACTGGTCCACACGCCGCCACCCCATGTATACGACCCGGTGTTTAAGGTGATGGTATTGGGCGTGCCATTGCGATCCCCGTAATCCAGGGAATAAGAAAAGGTTCCGATATATGACCCATTGCCGCGACACGTCAGGCGCGCTTCCAAGACTTGCTTGCGGGTATTGGGCGCACCAAAATCCAGATAAGGTAAGGTAAAATAAGAGTTAACCGAGGCCCCATCAAAATCGAACAGGGAGGGATGATGAACAAAGATATTCCCATTGTTGTCCCCGTGATACCAAGTCCCATCGATATCAATCATCGAGGCCGTGATAAAGACCCCTGCGCCGTAGCGCTCCTTGTACCAGCATTGAAGCCGGTAATCAAAATGCCAGATGACATTGGGATAGTTTTGTCCCGCTTCCGCGACCGCGAAACTGACGCGGGTATTTTTCCAGTCATGCCAGCAATGAGCCTCGTAGGCATTTGCGGTACTGAGGGCCGTAAATTTATTACGGACCTTCTCACTGATGTACTCGTATACCATTTTTGCGGTACTGACGCCGAAATAGGAGAAATCATATTGCGCCACCCCTTGGGGCGTCAGGTAATCCATTTTGCTGCCCTGTTGGACAAATTGACGCCAACCTGCAATACCGAAATCGAAATTGACCGTCTCGTAATAATACGGGTCAGTGAGCGTGCCGGAGCCGTAGATGATACCGACACTTCTCGTTTTACCGACCATAATAAGGGGATCAATATCGGCGGGGATAAAGAAAGGGCAAATGGCGGTCATATTTTGACCGTCCCCGACATTGCAATTCACAAAGCCGCCGGTGACATTATTGGAGGTATAAATCAGGTATTGGTTAGCGACGGTGGTTTCGGCGGTTCCTGCAGAGACAATGACGGTACCGGATATGCCGCTGGAATTTTGCTGCGTGAGCGTGCACGTGCCGGGTAACGACATCGGGGCTGATCCCGACGCCACTAACGTGGTGCCGTTGATATCCTGGTATAAATCAATCGCGCCATTGGTAGCAACCGTAAAATAATATTGCACCCCTTGCCCGGCGATGGTGCCATTGGAGGTACTGACGCCTTGCAGACTCCATCCGCTCGTACGGCTGTCGCCATACACGCCATTCGCAAAATAACTGAATAGCCCGTTATACCCGGATGTAATATCCCCGGCAGTGCTGAAGTACAGCAGGTTATCCGAGGCGTCAAATAACCAAAGCCGGTTTTGGGCAAAGACCGCTTGTATTGCGCCAGTGGGTGCACCATTACCGATGGTATTGAGATTGGTTCCATCCCAATATCGGGGAGCATTCGTGCCGTCACAGATAATGAGATAATTTTCAGCCGTGCAAAACGAGATATACGCGCCGGATTCTACCGAACAAATCTCGGCAGGGCTGCCGTTATTGTAGTTGTAAACTTTGCTATTCGTCGCATAGATGAAATAACTGTCGCCGTTGGACTGGATAAACCGATACAAGCCGGTAATGGGATCTGCCCCGGCATCCGTATAAAAGGTTGTAAATCCGTAGGCAACGGACAGTCCCCCTCGGTGAATCGGCATCCAGTTTTCCATATCCTGAAACTCGCATCCCACATCCGGATTTTGTGGAGAGGCAAAGCTGGCCAGGGTATTAACTTCCGAGATGGAGTTTATGCCACCGTAAAAATTATTGAGACGGAATTGGGAGGGATTTATAGGCTTAGCCATGGGTTAAAACGCAGCGGGCCATTGGTTAGGGAGGCCCGTGTCTTTCTTGGTGTCGGCAACGAGTTTCTCAAGTTTTCGGGTATACAGTTCGTAGGCCGCCATCGCGTCCGGTCGTCCGACTCGTTGGGCCAGATAGGCATACACGCCTTCGCGGACGATGTCCTCGTATTTAATCGGGACAACAAGTGTGTCGGTCGTATTAACTACCTGGGGGATATCTTGGTAATAGTAGAGCGTCAGGGTATAATCCTGGTCGGGGTAGACATCCAGGTAAAGAAAATTATCAAACTTGGACCAGCGCCGGGGGGTTTGAATGGATGGGGTGCTGTAGCGGCATTTCTTCTGAAACGCCCGATAGTTGAGTTCGTGAACTTCCCCTTCATACGACAGGGATTCCCGCCGCAATCGGGTCACGTTATGCGGGTCAATTACCACGGACGCCACCGTTCCCAGATTGTAAGAATTTTGCAGGGTCGGCACAAATCGTAATGCAACTGTCCCTATCGTTTCCGCACTGCCAGACGCGACGATAACGGTGCCATACACGCCACTGCCATTTTGAGCGGTGAGGGTGCATGTGCCCGGCAAAGAAGCAGGGGCGACTCCGGAGGCAATGAGATTAATGCCGTTGATATCCTGGTAGAGGTCAATCGCGCCGCTGGTGCTGACGGTGAACCAGCAATACTGATCGTTGACGATAATATTATTTAAGGTGACTGTTTCGCCAGCATAATTTGCAGTGGCATTACTCTGGCATACCCCTGTTAATGCCCAATTGCTAGTACGTGTGTCTCCCAAGATAACCACATTCCACGGATAGGTTAATACCTGTGAGCTTTCCTCAAACCAAAACCGGCTGGCCCGGTTCACTTCTTGGAGCGTGGTGTTGAGAATATCCAGGGCGATGTTATACGGAAATTCCTGGGTGGTGCTGAAGCTCGACGGGACCTGATCCATGTTGGCCTGGCGATAGGCCGCATCGACAATCCCGATGGCAGTCGTCATATCGAGGAAATACCGGCGGCTTCCACGACACTATACACGGCAGCCGGGACATAGACTTTCATATCGCACTGGATAATATACTTCCCGGTGCCTGGGATATTCACTTCAAACCAGTTACCCAGGATGCCGTTATAGTTGAAGTTAATTAAGGAATCGGCTCCTGCGCTGGCCACCTCCACCGCCTTATACCCGGAGGTGATGGAGTTGGGATCGGTGTCATCCGAGACGCCTAAAATAACGGTGACGCCGGGTGCGCCAAAATCGGTGCCGTCTACCATGGGTTAAACCTCCCGCAGTCTGTTATGACCGCCCAGATTCAACACTTCCGCCACATCGGAAGACACATACGTATCCTCGTCACAGACGACATCCAGGTCGTGGCCGTTGATATTGACGTGGAAGTATTGCTTGCGGTTACCGTGATTTAAAAAGGGTTGTTCGGTGCTGCGTCCTGCGGAAGGGACATGGACCAAAACCGCATCATGGGGATCAGTTGCCATCAGGGAGTCTCCTTGGTTATTTACCGATATATGCTTGGAAATGCTGGGCGATATAGCCTGGAATCTCAACCACTTTGTCGCACTCGACTTCAACATCTTCGCCAAAGGTTTCCTGAACCGGCTTGCCGTCTTTATCCAATTCCGGTTCGCCGTCGGCATTGAGCTTGGGACGGGTTCCCATAATGCGTCCGGAAACAATTTTGCGGGTCTTGCCGTTTTCTTTGCGTTGTTCCGCATCGGTGCCGCGACTGGAAATAAACACCTGAACCAGGTCGTTTGGGTCACAATCCACCAAATCAGGCAACTTGGCCCGACTGACGCGTTCATCTTCTTCCTTGGTGGCGATATACGTTTTTTTACTCATGGGGAAAAAACTCCTATTTGGCTTGTTGCATCTTGGCTAAAACATCTTGGGTGGCGTCTTTTCGTCGCATCAATTCCTCGTTGGCTAAGTCGCCATCGCGTTTGTCTTGTTTGTTTTGTTCCAGAAATTCATAGACCGCTTGCGAGACCAGGTTTTCCCCCGGTTTTAATAAATGCGGAATGCCCTGAATGGACACCAGTTTCACCGGATAATGGACTTTCATCGGACGACAGGAATAATCCGGGTAGTAATCCTCGCAATCCGCGCGGTCGATAAAGATTTTGACCATGGGCTGATTCTGGACTTTTTCCAGAAATTCCACTTCGTTCTTGTCTGCGGCCACCAGGCGCGCGGTGCCGGGGCGGTGAATGTTCTTTTTGAGAATAATCAAACTGGACATGGTTCCTCCAAAGAAAATAGAAGGGGCTGAGATTAAATCAGCCCCTTCCAATCGAAAGGGTTAGGTATGAGGAGATGAAATTAACCGATGGTCGCACCGGTTTCGATACGAACCATAAAGGCATTGTTCAGGATGATCGGGAGCTGGAATCCTTTCCAACCCACCGTACTACGTTGATCCAATGGATCATCCGCACCGGCGGACCCGAGGGGTTTAACGATCATCTGATACTTGCCCGATCCACCGATATCCACGGTTCCGTAGGCTTGTTGTCCGACGACAATTGTGCCGTAGACATTCGCGCCAGCGGAACCGGCCCCCGCAAAGATGGGGGTTAAGGTAGACTGCATCAGTTCGATGCCGTATAACGAGCCGATGGAGCCATCATAGAATGACTTAAACATCGTTCCCGCACCGGCATACTGGAAGGCGTTCTTGACTTCGGAATCGTTGAAGATGTCATATACCACGTAAGGATGAACAAACGCGATATAGTTCCCCTGACCAACCTTGTCATTTTCTTCCGGACCGCTAAAACGGTGGGTTTTAGCCGCGTCCAGCGTCGATAACGCTTTACGCAACAAGGCCAAGGTAAGCGGGTTGCCAGTCCCTTGGGATGCCCGTGCGGACCCGGTAGCATACAATACCACCGTACCGGCTTGGATGACGTTGGCAATAACGGTCTCAATCGATTCCCCCGCGTTTTGTGCGAGAGCCGGGGTGAGTTCGTTCATCAGCTTGTCGATCCCCAGTTTTTGCAGCATGTCCGAAATCTCGGAGAATGCGCCATACTGGGCAGCGGTGCCGCTGACTTCCGTTAAAGAGATAGAGGTTTGGGTGGGGGTCGTGCCTTCCACCAACGCGGTTGAGTTGACCGCGTAGGCGTTCACACGACGCCAGGAAACCGAGTTCCCTTGGTTATCCCCGAAGGTGGTTACCAGGGAAAATTCCATAAAGACTTGGGCTTGTCGAGCGCGATACAGCATGTCCATTTCGTAATACTGCTTCGCCTCGATCGTGAGTGTTCCGAGTGTATCTACCATGAGAAATGGAGCCTCCTATTATTGGAGACGCCCTTGTTTTTTCGCTTGTTGAACCTGGGCCCAGCGGTCGGGAATAATCTTCCCGTGGGCATCTGTTGCGTAAGCCAGGGCGTCTTTCATTGTCGTAATGCCTGTAGCCTGCGGTTGACCCGTAGACTGGTTGGCAAACGGTAACGCGTTTTGTTTCACAGCGGCGTTGAGCGTTTGCGTTTGGGTGGCAGTTTGATATCCCTGGAGTTTGTCGTTATATTCTTTGACGGCCTGGGCGATCGTAATCTTCGGGCTGGCGGGCTCCCCGCGTCTCACTTTTTCCGCGTGAATCTGTTCCGCCCGAATGCGAATCTCGTTCTCAAAAGGCTTTAAATGCGGGTTTTGAGACTCGGCTTCGCTCACCGCTTGGTACAACTCAATTTGGTGAGAGGTACTTTGTGCGGCGGCCTGGGCGGAGAGTTGTTGTACCGATTGCGCGTAGGCGATTGGATCGGTAATCTGCGGAGGGCCAGTGGGTTGCGCGGGTTCCCCTAAAAGATACCGGCCGGCATCTTTTAGCCGTTGTTCCTGCTGGGTGTTTTGCTGTCTTAAGGCAGCCACTTCCTCGGCGGAAACAGGTGGGGCAGCGGCAGGGGCTTCCGCAGGTGCGGGCGCTGGGGCTGCCTCCGGTCCCGGAAAGAGATCGTCAAAAGACGTGTCAAGATCTGACATAAAAAACTCCTATTGGGTTTTCAAATGCTTGGGTGTGTCGGGCCAATTACCCTGCTGCCCACGGGTTGAGTGCCAAGTGTTTACCGTCTTTATGGCGAGACGAAAAAGCTTTATAATATAAACGCTATTAATTTGTTTGAGGTCCCTATTCTGTTACAGGAATAGGGCTTTTTATTTCTTCAGATTCTTCCTCTTCCTGCTGGGCGAGATATGCCATCGCGGCCAGTTGTTTGGCTTTCCATTCTTCATCGTTGTATTCCTTGATAAAGAGGTGGAAGTTTTGGGCTTCTTTGGCGTTTAACTCAATGAGGGCGTCGCCAAACTGGCCCACCATTTTTAAGATGGCCTCGTTTAAATCATGGCTGTCGGAAAACTCTTCAAACTTACCATACTGGTTATCGCCGATATCGGCGGCCCATCCTAAAATTCGCATTTACTCTGTCCAATCCGTTTCTACAAATTCAACGGCTAGGGTGTGAAGATGGCGTTTAAGGTATTCGGCATATTTCATTGCACCGGTGTCTTTGGCGTATTGAAAAAAGGCTTTCTGATCAGGCAGGTCGGGGCGGTGTTGGCATTGGGTGATTTTGCGGTCCAGCAATGGGACCACCAGGGTGGCCCATAGGTTGACCCCCTCCGGGGTGGCTTTGAGGAGGAGCCACGCCGCCTTGCGTTGGTGGTACTCCGGGCTGTTGCGGGGGTGGCTGCGCACTCTGTAACTTTCTTAAATTTTCTAAGCACTCCTCTATGATCTCGTCACCATCTTTGATTCCTTGAAGACCGAAGGCTTTCACCAGAACCGGTTTAAAAACCATCATTGCTTGCGGATTAGGAAGGAAGCCGGTCATAAACTCGGTGAGGGCGGCGCTTTGGGCTTGCTTGGATTGGGCGGGGTTGGCACCGATGAGTTCTATTTCATACTGGCCGGAATTCAATAAGCTAAAGTCCACGGTAGCAAACGGCATCTGGGGATTATTGGTGCGATACCGCAGGGGGTTTTTGTAGTTATCAGCGACGAGGTACATAAAGCGTTCGAGAATTATTTCCGCGCCCACGGAAATATGTTCGATGGTTTCCCGGTTAATGGAAATGGCGTTTTCCTGCAGGACGTTGATTTCGGTGGCGGTCTTTTTGAAGTCCATCTGAGAGGAGCCTTGGAAGGGGTCCTGGGTCCCGGCCAACAATTGCAGCTCGGCTTTTAGAATGCCAATGTAGTTGAGAATCTCTTTGATCTCGACATAATCACCGGTGATCCAGCGGACGTCGGTTTCCGGGTTTTCGCAGGTGATGAGGCCCGCCACCAATCCCCACGCTTCAGTGGTGTCCGTGCCGTCCTTGACGATGATACGGTTGCCGATTCGGGCCAAACATTCAATTAAGTAATTCGTCAGGATATTGATATGGCGCTGAAGGCCCTGGATGTCTTCTATTGGTCCGGTGCCGTAGGGGGATTCCTTGTCTTCCCGATAGGTCCAATGCACCACGGGAGGCAATGCGCCTGGCGTCATGTTAGGGCGGCATTCAATGAGGATCCGTCCGCCTGCCACCGTGACCAGCATATTCCGGAATTCTCTCGGCTGATTGGTGTTGGGGTTAATGGATTTCAGTTTGAGGTACGGGAAATAATAATGGTCCACATCGACGTTTTGCTCGTCGCCGAGAAAGATATTGGTCAGCTTGTTGAACTGGTTAAGGTACAAACCCTCGATGACTTGGGATTCATAAATCTGGGTGGAAGTCAGGCCAGCCAGTTTATCCTTGTTGAAGTAATAGGGGATGTCTTGAAGTTCGTTGACCTTTTCGACGTTGAAATAGCCCCATTGTTCACGGCCTTTTTCTTTGCCTTTCGGGTCGATATAAAAGTGGATGGGGTCCCAAACAATCAGGTCCAGCTCGGGGGGTTGCTGTTGCATGCTGGGTTCGTATTGCTGAGTCTGCATATTGATATCCCACGACCAGGTCACATTCTGTTTCATCGTGGGCATCGCATCGCCCTGGCCCGACCAAATCAGGTCGTCAATCCAGTTCCCGATTTTATAGGGAATCTTGGCTTGCCGGAAAACGTATTTCATTCCCTCGGTGAGGATTTCCTCAAAATCGGGATAGGTATATGGCACGATTGTAGGCGGTCCCATCGGGATCAGCGTGCCGGGAATCATCGGTGCAGGAATGACTTGTTTCGGCGGCAGGTTGGTAATCGGGTCGTCGGTTTTGGCCCGGATGCGGAAGTAATCTTCATCCGTGGGAAATAACGTCAGGCGTAAATACGCCGATAGCATTTTGTAGACTTCCCGCGACACCGGTAAAAAAATCTGCGGGCGTTGCGGGTTATTATCCCGGTCCGAACCCGCAGCGTCGGGACGAGGGAGTAAATCTCTGGAATCAAACCACTCGCTCTTGATGTAGGCATAGCTCTTTTGCATAATGGTTTTTTTCTTTTTGGCATGCCAAAGACAGGCGATTTTAAACTTATTGGCAATCGAGACAATTTCCCGTTGCTCGATGTCGCTGGGGACATAAATAGGTATGGTGTCGGTGGAGGGCGGTGGCGGCAGCTGGGGTTGAAAGGGATTACCCATGGGGGGTTGCATCGGGTTGGGCGGTTGTTGCGGCGGTGGCTGCATACCAAGCGGAGGACCGGGTTGCGGTCCTCCGTTGGGAGGTGGTTGAATCATCGGAATCCTTTATTTAAATTTTGGTTTGCTGTTGCTTCACCTGGGCGGCCAGGGCTTCCCATTTGGTTTGGGCGGTGTCGCGGTCACTGCTTGCAATAGCCAGTTCCGCTTTTAGGCGACCCAATTCACGGATGGCGTGATTAACCGCGCCATCAAAAATACCCTGGACTTGGGTTTGAGTCAGTAAATAAGCGGAAAGTTTACCGATTTCACTATAGAGGTGTTTGATTTCATCAGCCGGTGGTCCCACGATAGGATGTCTTTCAGAAATAACCTGATTGCATCTATCCCGCTCCAATAAGGCCTCGGCCTTATCTTTAGCGGCTTGCAAGGCGTCTTCCTGAGCTTTTTCTGTGGCACCGCGCAATGCGTGAAGTTCTTCAGGAGATGCGCCATATGTTAAATTTAATATTTCTTGAGCACTGGGTTGTTCGGCGTTCTCATCGGTGATGGGTTCCATCGAAAAATCTCCTCGTTGCGTGACAAGAGAAGTATCGGCATGGGGAGGGGAATTATTGAGCCGCTTTTTTAACCTGCTCTGATCCAAAGACGCCTTTAAGCACAGCTGTTTTATTATCGCCCTTCTTAAATTCGGGATCCATCTGACGACCGGCAATATTCAGGATTCGAGTCAGCGTGGTGGAGTTGAGGTATTTTAAAGCGCTGGTGGTGCCTGTTAAATTCAAAATTGCACTGGCCGCCGCTGCGGTACTTGCCAAGGCTGCGGGAATCTGACCGTGTACGAGGCTGACCCCACTTCTTGCTGTTGCACCTACGGCAGTGCCCCCTGTGTTTTTTAAAGCGCCCCCGCGTGCCCCCAGTTGCCCCCCCAAAGGTTGCGTGTATCCAGAGGCATCAATTTCGGCATTGATACCCATGGAACGAAAGGCTTTGCCAGATTGGATACTGATTTGATTCAACCCATGGGCTTTATCCCACGCGTGCCAGTCTTTCTTGGTTTTATCCGGGACCGCGAAGGCCCAAACCGGGGCGGGAATATTAGAGTTGGTCCCATACAGGGTTGATTTAAGAATGGTATAAATTGTGATAGCCGCTAGAGCACTTTTATCCCCCGTTAATCCTTTATACAGTGTTTGAAAATACCACCGGGTTTCATTAATTGGATAGCGCGCCAGGCCGTATACAAAATTGGACGCCACCGAGCGATAGGCGTGGGGTTTGTCAATGGGATGAGAGTCAAAAATTAAATCCCGAGCGTCATCATGGGGGTCGCGTCCCATCGCCTTGGCCGTATGATAAATCAGATTCTTTTGGGCCGTGATTCCCCAACTAAAGGGATCTCGATTGGGGTTATCAAACTCGGCATACTGGGTTTGATAAATCCCGGCCTTTAACAGGGAAGGATCGCGTCTAAAAATTCGCATGCTCAGAAAGCCGTTGTCTTTAAGACCCGCGTCATAAATACCCTGGAAAAGCGCCTTGAGGCCTCCAGGTTGCACCGCGTAATGTGTTCCGATACGGAGCATCGCCGGACCATGTCCAATCGTCCACACAGTGTTGTACAACGCCTGGGCTTTGGTGAGTTTATTGGTGGCGTTGGTCATAAAGTCAAACCGCTTGTCTTTTTGAAGCGTGCCACCATCGGCCAACCATTCGAGCCAGCCCCGGGCATCATAAACTTTATCCTGAGTGAGTCCCAGCTTCATCAAGTCAGCTTTAGGGTTGGCGCCTTCCACCGATTTCTGAATGGCTGCCAAAAGCGTTTTGACGGGCTGTCCGACCATTTTACCGTATTGTTTGGGATCTTTGGTTTTGGCCCACGTTTCCCATTTGGCCACGACGCCTTTATAAAACTTGGGGGGGAGAGTCCTAGACGGGTAACCATACAGGCTATCGTTGAAATCATTCAGGGGATGGCCTTCGTTGGGATTTTTATCCCATGCGCTGGATCCATTCTCTTTAACCGGGCTCAGTCCAAATTCTTTAGCAAACGTATTTTCATAATGAAACTGTTGAGTGTCATTCATTTCGTTCATGCGCTCAGCTTCGGTGAAAATATCTCCACCGGTGATTTGAGCTTTAGCCACTAAAATAGAGGCAAAGTTAGCTGGATTGCAAGGGCTGTCATCATTCACGGATAGTCTTTTCCTGTGGTTTCTTTATACAGAGTGTCTATGACAGTCTTCTCCTGTGGTTTCTTTATACAGAGTGTCTAAATCTTTATGGGGAAGAGATTCGAGGGTGGTTTGAATATCTTTCACCGACTTCCCTGTGGAAGCGCCGGACAGGTCCATTATCTCATGGACACCCACGTTTTGGCCAGTTTTATATCGGGTTACTAAATCTTCTAATTTTGCTTTGAGTTCACTGGAATGTGTGCCTTCGACTTTGTACTGCTCGACGGCTTCATCGTTCTGAACAATGACGCGCTTTCCTGTTTCCGGATCGGTTATAAACTTGTGAGGGGCGTCTTCATCGAGCACCTGGGCGCTCACTATTCGGGAACCGCTTTCAGGCTCATTGACGTGATATGTGCGGCGCTGGCCGTTTTCATTGGCTGCGTTGACAACAAGATTTCCCTTTAAATCGGGTGCAATAGAATCCACTGATATTTTTTTCATCCGGTAACTGGTATCCGCTGATTCCCCGCCAATCTTATTCGCTTCGGTACGACCGTCACGGGCTTTTCCTTCGGCGACAATCCGGTTTTCATTCACTTGGGATTGGCCGCCTTCGGCTTCATATTCTATGAGCAATGTCTTTTTACGTTTTGCGGCCTGGGCGGCTCCGGCTAAGATGTCTTTTTGCGTGGTTAGCGGGAGGGTTTTATTCTCCGATTGCCCTTCTTTATGAAGCTCTTCCAGGCCAGCCTGGTATCGGTCGGCTTTGTCTTTTTTGTCGTCTTTTTTAGGTGCTGATGCGCCCGGTGTGACAGTGGGTTTCTTTTCCGGGTTACGTGGCGCAAGCTTTTCCGCCTGTTTGGCTGCTGACTTGGCTTCTGCTTGACGTTCTAGAATGGCTTCGTGCCGTTCCGAAACCGCCGCGTGGAGGTCGGCTATTGTCGACAATGAATCCCGCGCCGTGATTCTTAAATCCGGTGGCGAGTTGGGATTGTTGGCCATCTGGCTGACTTTTTGATAGATTTTCTCCAGCTGGCCTTTTTGGGTTCGCAGGGTGATTTCTTCGTTTGTGCCTTCGGTGTGCATTACTTCATTCACCCTGGCAAAGAGTTGCTTATGATATTCTCCACTGGCAGGCGTGGATTTGAGTTGCAGTTCTCGCGCCCTGACTTTGTTGAAATGGTCCGTAATCATGCCTTTAATCACGCGCACATCAGGGGCGCTAAGCTTACTGGAGATGAAGTTATTAAACTTAGCCGCAGATTCTTTACCCTGCGCCACCATCTTTACACCTTCTCGCGCGAAATTCTGATAGGTTTGATTGGCATTGACGGTTCCCTGAATGACCCGTTTGCCTTCCGGCGTCTTAGGGGGATACTTGGCTTCGAGTTCCGCCTTGGTATTTTGGTGGAGTTCTCGTATATCGCCCAGGGTTTTTTGGATATGAGCTTTGAGCGTGGGAGAAGTTTGTGGATCACTTAATCCTTGGCTGGCATCTTCGTGTAGTTTTTTAAGTCCGGTTAAACGCCCTTTAAGCGTATCTTCTTCGGCGATAGACTGTTTGCCCATAATGGCTTGAGTTTTGGCCGCTACCGCTTTATTAAACTGCTGTTTTTTAAGTTCTTCCGGATCTACTTCCGGTTCGGTAGCTTCGGGAGTTGGGACCGTGGTTTCAGTTGCTTTACCTTTTAGCCATGACGGACGACCTCCCATAGCGAGGCCCATCCCTGCCCCAACGGCTCCTTGTTGCAACGCTTGTTGGCCGGCTTGTTGCCAGTTGATGGGTTTACCGTGAACCACATTATCAATCACCGATCCAGCCGCACCTGCGCCCCCTTGGGCGACCGCCTGAAAGCCAGCGTTGACGAGACGATTTTTCATATATTTTAAACCGACGAGATTGGCGCCTATATCGATGGGAATTTGTGAACCGGCTTGCAAGGGTGTTTCCTGACCTGCAATCACATTAGGCGCATGATAGGCAAACGGCAATCCAACGGCAGTCGTTGCCGCAGCGTTGGGAACGCCAGACCCTTTTAACGCGCCATCTGTGGCCATAAAAGTGAGGGCACCCGCTCCGATTTGGCCAATCGTGCCAAGAGTATTAGAAATAGGGTTATTATTTACCTCATTGGGATTAATCCCCAACTGTTGGGCGCGTGCCGCCATCTGATCTTTAATATTCGAATATTGGCCGCCGGTGGCTAACTTTGTGACGCCCTGCATCAAAAGATTCCCCCCTGGAAATCCTGATACCGCTTGGGTAGCGGCATCGCCAATCCCCGCATGCCATTTTAAGGCATTAATGGCGTCATCGCGCTTTTGATAGATTTTAGCCATCACGGCATCTTGATCTTCACCGGAGGCGTTGGCAAAGTCGGGAGACAGTTTGCTTACAAAGCTGGTTTGTTGATCCGTAGGGGCGTCCCAGAATTGGGACCCGGAATTAACGAGGGCATCGGGAATATCTTGAGGATTGGCCTGTAAGTGGGCAAACAAGGCTTGGTTTTGTGTGGCAGCATCGTCCGGTGCATTAGAAACACCAGCGACTCCCATCGGATTTTGAGGCTGTGGAGCGGGTGCTTGAGTATCCACCATGGGCTGAGGTGCAACTCCCGAAAGAGTAGTTCCCATCAGTTATCCAAACCGAAAGTAGTCAAAAGACTATTCTTGCCCGATCCGGGGTTAGGGGATGTGGGTTTAGCAGGTCGTCCTAAGCCCATAACTTCTTCCTGCGCTTTTTGATGCTCATAATAGATACCGCCGTCAGCGGGGGTCGGTTCCCGTTTTTTACCGGTGGACGAATCGATTACCAGTGAGTCATTAAACTTTTTCTGGGCATTTGCACCTGCCTGTTTATCAACTCCGGCGACACCCCCATGCGCGGCCCGCATCGCCTGTTCAATTGCCGCAGACATCTTGGTGTCTCCCCGACGAATCGCCTCGGCATCGGCCATTTGAAGATCCGATTCGGTCATATTCGGGGGGTATTTAAGCGTAGTGGTTCGGTTATACAGGTTTGCCCTGGATACTGCGTCATAGGCCTGAGCCCCTTTGAACTTGATTTCAGCTTCAGTGGATTGTGGATAATATTTGGTTTGAATATCTTTATACTTAGCCTCCGCCTGTTGATTCTGTGCCGTGGCATTGGCTTGGTTTCCGCTAGCAATCTTTTCATATGTTCCGGCGGCCTCCGCAGCATTCGTCTGCGGTAACTGTGCTAAATTTTGTCCATATGTATTACCGGCTTGCATCGGTTCCAAGCTACTGCCCTGAGTTTCAAAGTCTTTTGCTTGTTCAGGGGTAAAACGAATACCAGCGGGAAGATTCCCCATCACGGGCGGCGTGTAGGTAGGGATTTGTGGCCCGGATGCTGTACCGGTGCTAATGGTTCCGGTTTGGTTCACACTTGGGGGGTTGCCTTGATTTTGTCCAGGTGCTCCCATGGAGCCAGCGGACGGGGCGTTGCCCACGCCGGAAACCTGTTGGTTCGGGTTGGTTTGTTGCCATTGGCCCTGTTGGCCCTGCGGAGGTTGTTGGCCATACATAGCGTTATTAGCAAAGCTGTTTTGTACCGCTGCGTTATAAGTGCCGTAATTTCTTTGGGCCAAAGCATTTGTGACAGTAGGGGCTTGGTTGGCTTGTTGGAACTGGCCATAAATCGGGTCTTGTGCAGTCAGGGCGGCATTGGCTGCGGCGTTTCTTTGTGCCAACAAGTCGTTTTGCCGTTGAATCGCGCCGAATCCCATGTTAGTCCCGGTATTCATTCCTTGTTGCGCACCGCTATATGCTCCCAACAGTGCGCCTCTAGGCCCCATCAGGGCAGCCCCCAGTAAACCTTTTCCAAGAGCGCCCAATCCGGCGCCCCCGAGCATCGCAAGATAAGGATGTTGGGCCGCAGGGTTTTGAGCGATCGCCTGGTTGTAATTATACCTATTGGCTTGGTGTTGGAGTTGGCTCATCATGGGTGCGCTGTAGTTGGCGGGAGCGGTATTGTTGTTATAATTGGCCACTGCGCCATTGGGAGTTAATGATTGGGTTTGAGGAGCGGGAGCGGTTGTGCCGGGGATATTGGGATATTGTTGTGTCCCCTTGGGGTTGATTAAGAGTGAAGAGGGGGCTGTATTATTGGGCGGTTGATAGACATAAGGGTTATTCGGTGTTGGAGGATTTTGGGGACTAAACTGCTGTTGCCCGGTCGTGCCAGCCACTTGGGGTTGCAGTTGTTGCACGTCTTGTTGCGGAGGAGGTGCGGTTTGAGATTGTATAGGCTGTGGGTCTTGATAAGAGGGAATGGTGCTCGCCGGTTGTTGATAACCCCCGTTACCCAAACTCATTCCTTGAAATGTTGGAATGGGCCCATAATTCTGTGTCGTTGTTCCCCCCTGCGCGCCGAGGCCGCCGGAGAGTCCTTGTAAGAGTGTCGCTAAACTGCTCATTATGGTGCCACCATTCCATAGGCACCAATTAAACCTGAACCCGAACCAGTTTGACTGTTATAAGAACCAAGGTTGCCAGGATTTAATAATGCTTGCATCATTGCCGTCTGTTGTTGGAGTTGGTCGCCGTAGGCTTGGGTTTGGTAACCTACCAACGGATTCAAGGCTTGGGATTGGTATTGCGTACCTTGAGTGAACGGAGCGTACGTTTGTTGGAAGGCGTCATTATACGCATTTTGGTTGGCAGCCAAGGCGTTCTGGGTATTTTGGATTTGATTATTATAGATATCCAATCCTTGACTCATGGCTGTATTTTGGTTGGTAGCGCTTTGAGCGTTATAGCCCTGGGTTAAAAGGTTATTGGCTAATACCGCAGCCGATCCGCCATTGAGATTTTTGGCGTTATTATTATTATCCAATTGTGCTTGTTCTTGTTGATAATTGTATGCGGTAGGAGCTTGCAAATTCTGATAATACTGCTGGGTGTAAGGATTATTAATGGCCTGACTGATGCTGTACGGTTGGTCTAACTGTTGCGTCAGAGAGCCAATGGCCGCCTGTTCCGATTGCATTTGCTGCGGATCGTAAGGCGACCCGGCTCCGGTTTGCGGTGCATAGGTAGAACTGGACCCATTACCGCCACCGTTTTCAATATCGCCAAAGGGCGTGTAGATATTGGACGGGGTGGTATTCGGAGGTGTTGGATCAATGGAGCCTGAAAGTCCCATTATGGATTACTCCATTCTTCTACTCTAGGCTGTATACCTTGAAGAACTCCTTGCATTGAAGGTTGGTACATCGCTATATTATTTTTTCCTATCGGTTGAGGTTGATACCAAGTACCTGCCAAGGAATTCGCATAAACACTTTGATCAGAAAAAGTTTGATGTTCTGGTAGTTTATAAGTGTCTGGCCAATGCATGCCACCTTGTCCAGGTCCCATTTGAGAGGGGCTAATACTTGTAGTTGGGATATTCTGCGTATAGGCAGTGTAGTTATAATCCAATGGCAACCCGTAATTATTCAAGACTGGATAATTTCCAAAGGTGGAATAAGGAGAAAGTGTTCCCATTATTTTTTGCCTTCTTTTTTAACAGAATTTGATTTATCTCTAGTAGCTATCGCAGCTTCCCATCCGCGATTCCATCCATCGTGTTCGGCCTGGGTGAGCGCTTCTTCTATCAACGCGCGAACGTGCGCTTCGCCACCCTGGTGCTTCCCTTTATGGAGGGCTAAGAAAAGCTGGTCTGCTAGAAACTCCGGATCAATAGGTTTCTCTAGTTTTTGTGGGGTGACTTGGTGAGCCGTCCATGCGGCTTTAAAGGTAGTTTGAAGGTCCATGGAGATCCTTTCCAAAATGGATGTACAAATTTAAGAAACCGGTTTAAAATACCGATGAGAGTTTAGATAACAGAAAGGTGGTTTAAAAAATGACTTTCACAGCATTCCACGGAAAACAAAGTGTTAAGGATTTTTATATTGCGCAACTTAAAGCTCATCAGGCTGCGGATGAAATAATCCAGGGTAAATATTGGGAAAATGGCAAAGGGTGTGCGGTCGGTTGCACGATTCACTCCAGTGATCATTTTCAATATCCAGAAAGAATTGGGTTCCCAGTCTCACTTGCAATTATTGAAGATGTTTTTTTTGAGGGTTTGTCCAATCAGGATGCTAAAAATTTCCCCCTCTTATTAACTCAAGCGGTGCCTGTAGGCTTTACAGAAGAACAATTTAAAAAAGTAAAATCTGATTTAATGGATTTTATAGAAAAAGATATTCGGGATGCTCGGACTCTTCTGCTTTTTTGGGATTTTCTGCATGGTCTGGAGGTTCAGGATTTTCATTATACTTGGGCCCTTCGGACTCTTCGGCATGTTTGCGATACTAGGGCTCTTCTGGATTTTCGGGCTCCTCGGGATGCTTATTATAAGAAATTAAGCGACAAACTCATAAGTTTATTTACAGAGGCCCAAAAAGAAATGGACTACCCATGCGTAACTACGGTGATGTTTCTTCCAACCGAAGAAAAACAAAAAGAATTAGTATCCGTTTAACCCAAAAAACGCATGACTGGATTAAAAGGCAACCGCGAGGATTTGTCGGTCTTATCTTAGAAACAGTGGCTCAAAAAGAAGGCCTCCTTAAGGAGGCCAATCACTTGGAGAGCTAAATGGTTAGATATTTAAGTCTCGACAGGCGTAGCGGGTTCTTTAAAACCCATCCGTTTTTCGGGGTGGTTTTTAAAGTATCGCCAGTCATGCCGAGAGAGCTCGTACACCTGCACGTCGACGTACTTGCCATCTACGCGGGTTTCTCGCGGAAAATAGGCACGTCGTTTAAAGCCGTATCGAAGAAGAAGCTTTTGGGCCATTTTTTGGGGTTTTAAGGTAAAGGCCTTAAGCTTGCCCACCTGGAAGTTTTTAAACCCAAAGTCCAAAACTAGGGTCGCTAAATCTTCTTTTAGGAATTGACGTAGGAAGGCCGGGCGTATAATGAGGTGCAGCGAGAGGTGAAGGTCATGGAATTGATCGTTATACCACGCGACACCGACCGGATAATCGAACGCGTCAATGCAAAAGAGATTACCAGAGTCTATGAGTTTTTTGGCGATGCTTGCATCTATCGCGTTATAATCCGTCAAAAAAGTGGGGGCGTAATCTTCAATCAAGCCCCACACTGCTGGCCCATCGGCTTGCGTGCTTTGCCGGAAGGTCAGCATTTAACTAAGGGTGATGTAATAAACGCGCGGTTTATACAGGCGTAACACCGTAGACGTGCCGCAGTTGAATTTACAGCTCATCGTATACGCTGGGTCCGTAATCCCGAAATCGGATGCGGGGCTAGTGACGGTGATGGTAAATAACCGATCCGTCGCCAAGAACGTGCCTGTATCCACGACGGTAATACCAACCGATGACGCGGTAATGTTGGTTCCGCCACCGGTGACGGCGACCATCGATTCACGGTACAAACTGAATATAGGCGCCGAATTTAAGTTTTGAGTTGCGATACGGACCGGCACTTCTATTTTTAATAAGTCTACGCCATACTCGGCTTGCACAATCGGCAATCCAGGGATTTCAAATTCATTGTAAAAGGTTCCGGTAGCAGCGGTCTTGCTGAGATAACTCACGCCGGAATTATTTTGAGCGGTAATCTTGGTGAACGTCCCGGTGCCGGATTGGTACATATTGGAAATAGGAACCGCAATCCGGAACTCTTTTTGGTCATCAGCTGGCATTAGTTTTGTACTCCTTTTTTATTTAAACAAACATGTGACGCAAGAAAAAACCCCTATTGGGGTTTCAATCGAAGGTGGATTGTTGTGGATTCTAGTTAATTGATGGGCAACTGACGCCCTCGTAGACAATCATGTCCGAGCTGCCAGCGGTGAACTTGATATGGGGATTTCGGGAAACGTGTTCCTCAATACTGCGTTTATAGGTCAACATTGAGGGTTCGGTATATACCGTTTCCCCTTTATAATTTAGGGCTTCGACGGGTTTCAGGTAGGGATTTTCCCTGTATTCTCGTAATGCTTCTACCGTTTTATAGCTCCCATCCATCCCAATGAGCTCTATTTCAGTATGTCCAGCCATAATGGCCACTTGAATTAGCATATCGCAGACATTGCCGCAAATAACGCCATGGTCGGGAATTCCTCGCTTTTCTGCGAAGAACCAACAAGCGGCGTGGTCACGGGGAAAATACACACATCGGTACGGATGAATTTCTAAGAATTCGTGATAAGCCACAGGGGTAAAGATTATTCCGTATTTTGGAATTTGAAGGTCTACTTGTTTTGGCTTTCGTGCATCTATATGTGCCATATAATGCACCACAAAAGGTTTTTGACCACTCCAAGAGCTATAAACGAGAGCTTTAGGATCAGGTTGATAATTGCGCATCGATGGGCCTGAACCAGAAACCACAGCCTTTAGCCCTATACCAGCGTTTTTGCGGGTATCAACTGGGGTGGCTTCCATAGATGCCCAATAATTCTTTAGGCTGTTGTAGCACCAAAGCGGCCCGTGTTGGTCGAAAGTGCGGCGTTCCATTTGGATGGCCTGCATGCCTTCCTCAATCATCACCGCAAAACCGGCTTCGTCATCTTCGTTGTTAAACGCTTCTTTTGGGGCCGCCACAAAATAATCGTGGGCATTTGTGACCGATTCTGGGATTGCTCTGAGTTGGGATTGAAGTGGTTTGCCAGGGTTGTATTCCACGATTCCGGTAATGTTTTCACACTGATCGATAATCTTTTCTTTATAGCCCGGCAAGGTAATATACCAGGTCATCCGCTCACCGCCTTAATGAGAAACAATCCTAATTCCCGATTGTCTTTATAAGTCGTGGCATTTAAATCAATGGGGATAGACGTGCCATCTTTCGCATAAAGGTTATTATGCTCGTCAATCAACCAAGGTCGTTTGTATGCTGGTAATTGCATACCTTCAGGGTATCGCCCAATGGGGTGATGGTCATCCGTTGTTCGGTTGAAACGGCCTTAATACCAACCGGCTTCGTCGTCGGGTTTCCCATTTATTGCGTTCTTTAGGACTCATAAAGTCGTCATATTCGCGATGGGGATGCGGGCGGCTGTTGGCGTGATACTTCTGGGCTTCCTGGGCTTCTTCCAATGTGTCGTAGGTTCCCAACACAATCGGGCGTTTTTCCCAAGGGGGACAGACGATGAGGTCAATCACGTAATAATGATACCCACAGCACTATAAATCCTATCATTAAACAGCCGCCGACAACAAAAAATGTTAAATGAAGTCCAAAAAACCAAATCAACCAATTTTCAATCATTACCAGCCATTCGCCTCTATTTCGACTGCTTCTAGGGGTTTAAATGCTGGGATATCCGGATCATTGGCAGCTAGCCAAATTAAGGCAAACAGGGCAATTCGTGTCATCTGTCTTTCATACTCTTGTGGGGACGGTTCTTTTATCTGTCCCAACACTTTAATCATCGCTAAAAGCAAATCCCACGATAGATTACGAGCCGCTTCCAACCTTTGAGTTGCTAATTTATAGGCCACCACCGAATCGATACAATTACGAGCGCGCGCTTCACCTGGATGACCTTCTTGGTAAAGTGGCAATAAAGTTTGGGCTAGCTCTAACGCCGTTTGATTCATTAATTCGGTTCCGGATTATTGGCCGTGTCTTGAACGATTTGTGTCTGCGCTATCAACGCCAGCTTAAGGCCGATGTCCATAAAAATCTTAGAAGGGAAAATGAGGCTGTAGGCAGGTGGCATCGGGTTGCCTTTGACGTCCACGGGTGGATAGGCTTGCGTCCAGATTTCCATCCCGACGGCTTGGCCATTCTCGCTGAAGTGATCGATAATCCCGGAGACGATTTCGCCGCTAAACTTTTCTCGCCGTGCGTCTAAGGTCGCTTCGATATGCTTCTGGGTGTCGGTCCGCTTCCGGCAGTCGTAACACACGCAGTCGTGGGCGTAGGGATGAGGCGCGGTCATCAGCCGTGTAACCTAAAAACTTCCGGGTCCGTGGGAAAAGAGATATCGAGCTTCATTTGGCTATCTAAAGTATTCTCATAAGTTGGGATGCCTTGGTTACAGGCGGGACACAAGGGATCGTGGTGACGAATAATTTCAAACGAATCCGGCACCCAGTCTGGTAAGTCAAACCAGAAACCGTAGATTTGAGCATGGGGCCTATAACACTCTGGTTTGCTGTCATCTTTGTCGCCATGAATAGCCCATTTAATACCAATTGTTTTGGCCATTTGAACCTCGTTTACCGTCCGGGTTGAAAGGGAACCTGTACCAATTTTGACTTAGCCCGGCGCTCCGGCACCTCGTCCAACTGGATGGGATCGTAGCGTTCGACGAGATAGGAGGCAGCAACCCAGGGATCGCGAAGGAACTTCAGTTTGGGATTGGCTTCGATTTGCTTATCCGTTGGAAGCTTAATCATTGTGCTGCCCGGCTTATACATCAGGTTTTCACAACAGTGAATCAACCATTTGCACTTGGGGTCTACCTTGACGCGACGCACGCCATCAGCGTTGCAAATCATCGCATTCCATGCGGCTATCCGGCTTTCAACCAGCGGGTTGCAGCTGCGAATATCGCGTTCGAAATTGGTGATGCCATTACGCCTCATCGCATTCTCTAATAGTTTATAATACGTGGTCTGAGCCACGTTCGAGGCCACATCAATGCGCCTGGCGATTCGGTTGTTTCCTGAGGCATCCCCGGTGATAATGATTCCAGCCTTGTGGTTTCCGTATCGTTCGGCGAAGATATCGACACAATCATCGATACAGGTATTCTCCACCACGATTTCATCAAAGAAGTGGTATTCACGGACACCATTGACCACCAAGACATGGGCAATTTCCCAGGCCATAGGGTCGACGTTGAAATCACAACTGAGATAAATCCGGCGTTCCGGTATATATTGAATGTCTTGAACGTTGGAGGAACTCCAACCCTTGCACACACGGCCCGAGTTGTAGTCGCCGTCTTCTCCTAGAACATTCATTCGATAATACTCCGGGTCAAACTTGGTGCGCATATTGAGCATGTAGGCCGCGTCCAGGTGGACGTTTTGCGTAGTCGGGGCAATAATCTTGCGGTAGTTAATACGAACCTGCTGGGCATCGACGGTTTCTTCAAGCAGACCCGCGCCTCGAAGTTTGCCTTCGGACAGATGCGGAGGACCAAAGTATTCGTGCATCCAACCCTTATTGGGGGGCGGGTTGCTCGTGCCAAAGAGGCGCTTGCGAGGCATTTTCTTATGACGAAGCCGAGACATCAGCATCGTGAATGAGGCCTCATCGCTTTCCGACATCTCTTCAAAATGAACCCAGCCCAGGTTGAGGGACTTCAGCTTGCCCGGTTTGTCCAGGCCACGAAACAGGATTTCGGAATTGCCCCACTTAGGAAACAGAAGCTTTTTTTTGGACGACTGCCAGATGTAGTCTCGGCCTTCGTACCAATCCCGGTCATCGAAGATTTCAAAGTATTCGGCCAAGGTCGCGTCGCGAATCAAGGGCCACGTCATGCCGGCCACGAGGCCGCGAACGCCTTGGTATTTTTCGGCGAGCATCAACCCGAGTTCGACGCCGCCCTTAGTTTTACCGGAGCCAAAGCCGCCTTGATACAGGCAAATATCCATATCCACATCGCGCCTTGGCATATCAATCATTTGCCGCTGCCCTGGGAGGAGGGAGACGACGACTTCGTCAATCATGGGTATAATAAAAATCGAATTCTGGCTTATATTTCTCCATTATTAAATCGTAAGTTTGACAGCGCCATTCTTGTATAAGTACAAGATGGGCTTCTGCCACCTGCTCTGGAGTCGGTTTATCTTGGTACTCAAAATATTTGCCAAAAAGGTCGCCATCGATATTGGCTTTATAACCAACTTTAAATGCCATCGTCCTCTATTCCTAAGTATTTCGTGCTCTTGGGAGCCGCTACACTGTCATCTACCTTGGTTTGCATCCGTTGAACCAGCAACTTTGTGGCGTTATTCAAGCTCGCAATGCAGGCATTGCCCACTTTCTCAGTGAGAAACGCCTCAGCCACCAGTGGGTCCTTAAGCTTCTCGGCCATCAGGTCCACCAGAACCAGGTTGACGGCCACCGCCTTATCCACCCACTGCGTGAGTTGGTCCAGGTGCTCCGTGACTATTTTTTTTTCTAGAATGACTCCGACTGACTCCTTTTTGCTACCCCATTTGTTCTTAAAAGCCTTGTTACTAATGGCTTTTGGGGTTAAGGAGTCATAATCTTTTGAAATAGAAAAAGGAGTCTCACCGGAAATATACCGGGCTTTTATTTTTGCCCAGTCGGCGGAATTTAGCATACATTTTGCTGAAAGCCTTTGTTAATTCAAACAGAGGGAAAACCAATAAGACTGTGTTTTTGAAAGATGGGCCTGGGCAAACCCAGGGGGATTAATCGCCAAAAATTTAAATTCAAACACTTGAATCCAAGTGTTTGAATTTTGAGGAATTTTATCTAAAAGCCTTTGCCGGTCTGAATAAGACAGCATTATCGATAACCCCTTATAAGGTTAGGATAATGCCATGCGAAAGAACCAGCGTCCTAAATACGGACGAAGTTTTGCTTCCAGACTTCGGAATCTTCTACGGTATAACCACTCCGAGGCTGGTAATCGCCAATGACCAAGAAGTTCTTCAGAGTCACTTTGGTATGGCCTTCAAAGAAATTGCGCAGCTCGTCTTTAAGCTTTTTTAGCTCATTGCGAAGCGCCGCTTGCGTGGCTGTGAATTCTTCAAGGGTGAGCATCCGGGTAATTTTGGATTCCAACGCGGAAATTTGCGTTTCAGTAAGTTCGAGTGGATTTTCGTTGGAGAGGGTGGAAAGTTGCGTGGGTTTCTTTTTTGTAGTCGGTTTTGTCATGTGGTTTGATCTCCTCGTCGATAAATAATAGGTGATGTAACGGTTTGTAAAGGCGAGTTATTCGCAAAAGAATCCGGTCAAAATTCTGAGCGGTATCGCCACAAATTAAATTCGTGTAATCACTCGCCGTAGTGCGCATCGGAGAAACGCCAGGCTCCGCATTTCTCCATAGGCCTAGGTCATCTGTAAGTTCAATCAAGCGAGGGACTCTATTATCAAGGAAAATAGTTTCCTTCAGTAAGAAAGATGTTTTGCAGCCTGATTTTCCACCGCATTTAAACTTATAAAGCAGGATACACGCCACAGTTGCCCCTGCAACTCTGCGTTTAGGAGAGGTTTTCACAAAGCGTTTTGCTTCCGGCCTCGTAACCACCCTTTGACAGTCAGGACACGAATATTGCATAGTATCCCCTCAATGCAGCGGCGTCCTTGAATAGATAGAACAGGCCAGTTTCCCAGTGGGGGCGGCGTTACCGCCTTACCGCTACAATACTGCGCGGCGAACCTGTTCTATTTGCACTATAACAAGTGTTTTTTAAAATTTAAAGAGGTTTTTAAAATTTTCCACAAAAAAAAGGCCTACCCGAAGATAGACCTTTTTTTCGAGTTTTCCTTTTTTGAAAGTTAGCCTAGGATTGGATTATCACGGCCAATCGAAGGGGCTGTTTCGAGAAAGGAGCTCTGCTTTGAAACCAAAATAATAATCCCAGACACAGTGTACCGCCTCCCTGCCTAAGGTGCAAGGGGGATTATTATCTGGCTTTTAAAAACGGGTGTCAAGCGCAGGTATATTTTTTGTTGCGCATTTTTTTGGGTAAAATAGGGCGTAAAGCCAAGCCCTGCTAAAAAAAAATTTTTTTGCCTATTGCTCAATAAAACTTCATGTGATAGTTTTATATGCATACCGTAATAAAAACCCACCGACGGATCGGTGGGTTAAACAAAACAAAAATATTTTATTATGGTGTCATTCTACCACAAAACCCCGCCGGTGGGGCAAGTGATAGCGTGTAAATTTATGTAAAAGTGCCGGGCCCGCGCTCGGTGGCCACGCTCTGGAATGGTCCTGGCGTCGCCGTGGTCGATTTTTCGCAAAAAACCCTCTCGCGAGATCGATTTCACGATTTCACGATTACTGTATGTACCTGATCAGCGATCTAGCGATCTTGGATCTGTCCTCTCACATACCATAGGGGTGATCGCGAGTTAATTTGAAAGGAAAAACCCTGAAATGCCCGTCAAAGACAAGATGTTACCAAAGCGCCTAGACTTAGACCAAAGCAGGCAAGACCAATCCGTGGTTAATAATGACGATTTGTTTCTGGAGGCCCAGACACAGCTTAAAGTAAAAGGCTCTGTACTGTACAACATGTGTGCTTGCTCTTCGGTGGGTCGTGCAAGGGTAGTCCTGGCCTTTGTGGTTGCTTTGTATATTCGAAAATACTTTGAAGTGGACAGAAAGACCGGCAAGTTTGATCCTGATGAAAAACGGATGCAAGCTCGGGCTGTGTTTATGTTTATGAGCATGATTGAGCCGAAAGATAAGCAGGGAAATCCCACTGGGAAGCATCGACCAATGTATTTAGGCTCCCTAGTGCGTTGGAAGGCAGAAAAATATTTTTATTTATGGTATCCCGAATATAAAAAAGTGTTAGAAGCGGGTGGTACTCGTACTGAAATCCCTTACCCCTATAACCCTGAATTAGCGAGATGGGACAAATAGAAAGGTTATCAGATGACCCCTGAAGACGAATACTTTAGGAAAAAACAAATGATGGACTACTGGACTTATTATAATCGCCCCCTGACCCCCGAGGAACGTCTGTTTGCTTGCCTGGATGCGCTGGCTGATCCCGGTGCGGATATGACATCCCCCCAGTACGAAGCGTGGCGGCTTCTTTGGGACTTAAAAAACGCTGCCTAGAAAGGAAACAAGATGCTATTCCTTATTCACCCCGTCTTAGATCTTATTACTGACCCCAGGGAAACCACCGTAACGATGAAAACAGCCATTATAGATATTTATACTGACCTGGCCAACGCAGTCCACCCTGAAGGTTGCCGATCTCGGGATGGGAAGTATCGTTGCAACTGTTGGATCCGCAGCTGCAAGGAAAGCCTGGATGAAAAAATGGACGCCCTCCAAGAAATCCTAGAAAGAGTTGCCGTATGAATGCCTTCCAACAAGTATCTCTTCACCCCTTCATTCACACACGTCCCCTTAACGAGGAACTGGCCGAATTAAGAGAGGATAATACCCAACTGAAATCTCATTTGATGATTAAGGACCATAAGCTCCGAATATTAGCCGAGCAACTCAAAATCCGGGGCCATGAGAATGGTTGCAGTATTTGGATGAAACAGTTACCTCGGTATAAAACAACCAAGCGTATTAACCAGGAAGCAATTTGTAACTGTAGCTATACCAAGGCAGACGCTGCTTTGAAGGAATTGGAATGTTAAATGGGTTGGATTTATTTAGCGGAATCGGAGGACTTACCTTGGCCTTGGAGCCCTGGGTGTTGCCACGAGCCTACTGTGAAATTGACCGATACGCTCAAGCAGTGTTACTCTCTCGGCAATTTAATCAAGAATTGCCAACCGCCCCAATCTGGGATGATGTGCGAACATTATCAAGTAGACTTATACCCTGGCCAATCGATATCATCACAGGTGGGTTCCCATGCCAGGATATCAGCACTTGCGGCCCTAAAAAAGGGTTGGAAGGAAAGCGAAGCGGACTATTTTGGCAGATCATACGCCTCACTGGCGATCTTTTACCGTCTTTCGTCTTCCTGGAGAACGTGCCAGCAATCACTTCTTACGGAGGACCCGAAGTGGTCGGGGCCTTTACCTCGTTGGGGTATGAGTGTCGCTGGTGTACTTTATCCAATGCCTCGATTGGAGGAGGCCATATTCGAGAGAGGTGGTTTATATTGGCCCACCTTGACAGCACGGGATTACCGAAATTCGAAGGGATCCTCGAGAGGGAAAACTTCCGGAAAAGATCTAATCGCCTACCTAAGCCATTGCCACCAGAAAAACTCGATCCGACTCAAGCCGTCCTGGACAGAACAATACCTCGGTTTCCCCATCGGACACACCGAATTAGATGCCTGGGTAATTCCGTGGTTCCGCTCCAGGCTCGGACGGCGTTTAAAATCCTTGGAGGTATAAATTAATGTTTCTCTCACACCAACCACTCTATTCTCGATGCTCGCCCAGGGGGTCTTACCCTCAGTATAGCCCCTTGGGTTTCTTTTTTGAAGGCAGGGTGTGATGGAAAGAATTTTAAAAGGAGAACCTCTTCAGAGAATCCCTGGACGCCCAGATCGGCATTATACCCAATGTCGTCATTGTAAAGCCTGGATTGAAGATAAGGTTCAAATATGGGGTGAAAGCGCTCACTATTTAGGTTCTGCCAAACACAGCCCTTTTCAGTGTCTTATAAGGATTTTAAAGGGTAAGAAGGAGGAAAGGATCCACCAACTGACCGCACATGACTGCGGGGAAGGAGTGAAACTTTGATGGAAACAGAGATGCAGCCTAAATGCTTTGGCAGGATTGATTTTAGTAAGGAGATATGTGTAAAAAAGTGTATTTGTAATTTCTATTGCAGTATAAAATTCCAAAAATTGTTAGAGGACCCTAAAAATATTAAGAAATTTGGTTTAAAAACATTTACTCTTCAAGAACTCAGACAAATGAAACTTACTTAAAAAACAGAACCCCTTGCGGGGCCTGCGCCTGACAGTCGAAACCATCAGGGGTGTACATTTATTTTGACACATTTAAGAAGGTTGTGAAATGGAATTTTGGATTGCTGGTTTTTTTGTAACTTGGTTATTTGGGCTAACAATAGCCATTATTTGGATAGCTAAAACATCATTTGAGGCAATATGCTTTATTCTTGAGTATCTTACAACGCTTGAAACTCGCTCATAGTGCCATTATTACTATTTATGTAGTAAAATCAGCCATCCTTTATAGGATTAAACCCTTATCTAGTGTCATTTGTGCAATTTGTGCATAACATCTATTCATATATAATTACAAATAAATCTCAAAAGGCTTGCAATTAGAGTCTATTCGTCTATAATGGATGGTACAAAGAGGGGTTGTTTTACTAAAGCCCTGTGATAGCAAGCGTTTCGGCGCTTAACATATGAAAGGACAGAAATTATGGAAACTGAATGCCAACATCCTCCCGCTCGTTATTTTGTTTGGTTTGTTAAAGATGTTACCTGTGTTGCTTGCTGTGATTGTGGGGAGGTGCTCCTTGGAGGTGCAGAATAAAGTTGAATGCGCCTCCTAGGCTATACCCGTGTCTCGACCGAGGGGCAGGCTGAAAACACCAGCCTGGAAGAACAGAAGCGTAAAATCAATGGCTACTGTGATTTACATGGACCTAAGCTGGTTAAAGTGTATACCGATATTGAATCTGGCTACTCTATGTCTAAAAGACCGCAATTTCAACGTGCTAAAGAGGCGCTTATTGAGCGTAAAGTGGACGGTATCATTGCGATTAAACTAGATAGGATTGCCCGAAACACCTTTGATTTGCTGGATTTCCACCGGAATTATTTAGAGCCTAATAGGAAGGTCCTGGTGCTGATTGATACCGACCTGGACACTTCTACCCCCACAGGTAAAATGATGCTCACTCAGCTCTCGTCATTCGCCGAATTTGAGCGTGATCAGATACGGGAAAGAACCCAAGGTGGAAGAAAGGCAAAAGCATCCAAAGGAGGTTATGCTTATGGCTCCCCGCCGTATGGCTGGGAAAGTATTAACAAAGTCCTGGTTCCGGTTCCCCACCAGCAACACATCATCCAACTCCTGCGACGCCACCGCCGAAGTGGCAAGAGTCATACCGAGCTGGCCGACTGGTTGAATGACATGGGAGAGAAAACCAAGCGCGGGAAGTGGTGGAATGCTAGCCAGGTTCAGCGGGTTTTGGAGCGGAAGGCAGCGGCATCCAGTGGGTAGGCCCATCATATACTTCTTCCCACCTACTTCTTCTCCATCTATGTTCTTTTCTGTTTTTACTCTGTAAACCAAATGGAAACCATCCCGCTATCTCTATGGAATCACCATAAACCCGCTCAAAGTACAAAAGAATTAGCGAGCCGTCTTTGGGAGCAGTTTCAATAGGTTGCCAGTCAGTCATCGCCAATCACCTCCGCCATTGTTCCCTTTTGCATCGCCTCAAAGATTTCCATGTGACGCGCCAGGGCCTCTTCCTTGGTAGAAAAGCGTTCCTGGTAGTCATTGTAAGGGCCACCAAAGATCATCAATTCATACAGAATCGGCACACAGCCAACAAAGGGGGTGTAATTCAAAGCCAGGAACACGGTAGAAATCAGCACATCGCTGGCAAATCTATCTTGCCGGACAATCCGATCTTGGTCATGGGCTTCAAACCACTTCGCCCAGGTCAGAATATCATCCACCGGAACCGGCTTACCGCCTTGTAAGATATAGTAATTAGACATAAGAATCTCCTAAATAAAACGGTGGCCGCGCCTGCTATTCTCAAATTACAGAGGGCCACCCACGGTGGTAATCACTCACCGTGCATTCTGTAATGGCCGCCCAGTACCACCCTGGGTTGTGATATAAACTTGGATGGTTTTAGTGCCAAGGGGAACAGGGTAAGTTTTTAGTTCGATTACCTCCGGGTGATGCATGGCATGGTACCAAAAGCCAGGGTCATAAACCCACAGCGTTTCCCCGATAAACAGTCCTATGAAGGCACCTACGATAACTATAATGAGGGTATACCCACTAAAATAGCTCACTTTTTATCCCTCTTTCCTTTCTTACGCTCCGTCAGAGTTTTTTGGACCGCCTTAATGGCATCATCAGGCGTCATAAAGGGAAGCGCGTTTCGATGGCTGATTTCCGGGCCGTAATCATCGACCAGCTTCCATTCAATCATCGTCCGCAGGGAGGGCATTCCTTCCACGGCGGCCAACTTTTTAATCGTGACGGGACCGACCTTGGCCGTACCGGCAACCGTCATGCTGAGCATCGAATCCGCCACACCTGAAAGCTTGGCCAACCGATATTTGCTCATGCCAATCGATTCGAGATAGGCCCCTAATTCTCTTCCAAAATTCGTCATACTTCTATTATACATAAGGTTCTGTTTTATTGAACTATGTAAAGAATTATAAAGCTATAAAATTAATAGTTAAAAAGTGTTGACATAATCCAAAAAGCATGACTATCATGTAACTACAGCCCCAGAAAAGTTTAAGACCCGGCGCCAACCAGGTCTTAAAAGGGGAAAGATAATAGCTTCAGAAAGGTGTATATCGTTATGGAAATTCTCACACACTTGGGTGAAAACGTCTACTGGTTTTTTGCTTTGTGCGGGGTCTGTACTGCCACCGTGCTGATTTATATCGCGTAAGTTTATCTCTCTCGACATATTCCCCGGGAGGGGTGCCTATCCCATCCCTCCCATTTCTTTTAAAGCATTTAGAAAGGATTTGACTATGAATGCCATTTTAAAACCTAATTTTCCTCAGATGAGCCCCTTAAATTATGCGGTGAAATGTCCACATTGCAATGGAGATGGTTTTGAAGCGAGATTCGACTTTGAAACCGGAAGAGATGATGAATGGGCCTGTTATTTGTGCCAAGGCACCACCACGATAACACTGATTGCTCGGCAAAATTATATCCAAGAGCAACGACGGACAGAGCCAGTTCAGTTTACGGGAATTCCTTTTGCTCAAGAGGAATGGAAAGCCATAGAGGATTATGTATGTCCTTTTTAAGGCGTAGAAAATCGGACGAGAAGCGGCGGCAAGAAATATATAAGCGATGGCCGAGTTTTGACCCCGCCTGGCAGAAAGCCCACCCGGAAGAACACGCCAAGCTTCAGGACGCTTGCGCCAAAGGGTATTACTATTTTCCACCTAGTTTAGAGAAACCAAAAGGAGAAAACGATGTATTACAAAACGCCCTTTGATTACACCTGTGATACCCGATGCCGGGAATGCGCGGCTCCTCTCTGGACGGTACGGGATGGCGAAAAAGCCATTCAACGCCAGATGTGTGATTCTTGCGCCTGGGCGATTATTTCCGAGCAGAGAAGTGATATCCGTAGTTACAATGCCAGCAAAGGGAGATAAGTCCATGAATATAGCCGAGTTAGACATGAAGATCCTAGAGTGTTGCCAAGGTATCCCGGAAGCGAAGGGCTTGCTTCTGGAACTTGAG